TGATAGCTTGCCCTAAGTGCGGTGTTCCGAATGACTTGCATTGGCGCGATGAATGTTGCTATTGCGGGACATCTTTCGCTAATCTTGTGCGCGATAGCCCTAAAAACAAGGGAGTGAATGGCGTCCCACCTGGCGGGCTAGGATGCTATAAGTGCAGCGGTACAAATCCTGCTGATGCGCGGTATTGCCGCCATTGCGGGTCATCTTTTGAGAAGATGGATATATATACAAAAGTAGAATGTCCTGCATGTCATAGAGTAAATGCTGCGACAAACAGCAAGTGCGGATATTGCGCTTGTCTCTTAAAGAAGGGGGTAGAATGTCGTGTCTGTCATCTTGTCGGTGTAGTAAACGAAGTATGCAAAGGCTGCGGGTGTTACTTGCAGCGATAGCTGCGACTAAGTGAGGCCATAACATGAAAATACGTATCGTAAACACGGATGGTATCCCGTATAATACGCATATTTATGATGCCGAAACGGGCAAAGAGATAGACAAGGTGACAGAAATAACATTTAGCCCAATAAAAGTGCGTGATAATGGTATTACTGCACAGGTACTTGTGCTTGTCGATCAGATAGACATGGTAGCAGATGCGCAAGTAAACACATACTGTCCGTACTGTCAGCAAGTATTGCCTGTTGAGGAAGTGAAAGAAGAACCGTATAACGAGAACTATCACGGTGATGAAGAATTGGAAGAGTTGAAAGCGCAAGGGATATTTGATGATGACTATCCTGGGAGTTAGGTTATGCCGCTAGAGAATTTAGCGAAGCGCATAATAGGAGGTTGTAAGTAATGTCGATAGAGAACTGGGAAAAGCAGCGCGATGGTTATGAGAACGAAGATCATTTTATCATCAGGCGGTATGGAGACCCTGATAGTGTATGGATATACTGGCCTATCACAAATGGGAAAGTCGAGTACTTCTTCTCTACTGAGGAAGAGGCTGTTGCGTTTTACATAGCGGCAAAACATATACGGCTGTTCCCATGTACGTAGTGTGCTATACTTACAACTTAGGGGCGGGAAAGTGATACGTCTTTTTGCCCCTATCTCCTTTAGACAAAATCAAGGCCATACAAGATGTATGGTCGTATCAAGATACCTTAGCTGCTTTCACAAAAGCTGCATGGAAACATGTAGACCCTGCACCGTTAGTATGGTCGTGGCATCACGATGCGATCTGCGAGCATATACAAGCAGTCTTTAAGGGCCAGATACATAAACTTGCGGTCGCTCTCCCCCCGAGACATACAAAGTCGATAATCATCTCTGTAATGGCCCCTGCGTGGGGATGGACGTGGCACCCATCATTTAAGTTCTTATGTAGTTCGTATGGCATGTCTCTGGCTATACGTGATAGTCAACGGTGCAGAGCATTAGTAGATAGTATCTGGTATCAAAGTTTATTTAAGAACTCATTCGGGTGGCTGCCCGATCAGAATAAAGTAGGGCGATATGAAAACAATAAAGGCGGTTATCGTATTGCTACTTCTGTTGCTGGTGCTGCGACAGGTGAAGGCGGCGATATCGTCTCTTGTGATGACCCACACAACATTGCTGAAGCAGAGAGCGATGCGGTCAGACGTGACACATTAGCATGGTGGGATAACACCATGACTTCTCGTTTGAACGATCAACAAACGGGCGGCATGATAATACTCGGCCAGCGCGTTCACGATCAAGACTTAATTGGTCATGTGATAGATCAGGGCGGGTGGGAGTATCTCTGTTTACCGTCTGAATATGACCCTTCGCATAAGACAATAACATCAATCGGATGGGAAGACCCGCGCAAAGAGTCGGGGGAGCCGCTTTGGGAAGAGAAGTTTCCGAAAGTTGTCTTAGAGTCTCTCAAAGCAATACTTCAATTAAACTATTATAGCCAGTATCAACAGAAACCTGTCTTAGAAGAAGGCGCTATCATCAAGGGCGCGACGATGTTGGAGTACGTTGATGAAGGAGAAACATATTTATTACATACCGCTACTATGGATAAGCGTGTGCTCAAGTTTTTATGTAGACGCGTGGTATCTACTGACTTTGCCGTTAGTACAAAACAACAGGCTGACTTTACCTGTTTCCTGGATTGGGATGTTACTCCTGACGGAGAAGCATTACTATTGGATATAATCGTTGAAAAATGGGAGGGGCCGGAGGCTGAGGATAAGCTATGGACAAAGTTACGCTCTACACCACGTCTATGGTGCTGTCTTATAGAAGATGTTGGCCATCAGAAGTCGATTATTCAGCGTGGGCGGGGCAATGGGCATCCGATACGCCCATATATCCCTTTAAAGGATAAAGTGGCGAGAGCGCAAAGTATTGCGGTTTACTTCGCACTAGGATTGTTCTTTTTTGACAAGAACACACCTGGCTTCGTAGAATATAAGAAACAACTCTTGGGGTTTCCGAGGGCTGACCATGACGACCAGGTTGATGCAACAAGTATTCTCAACGAGTTGTATTCGCATGGTGAACCGATGTTAACGGCTATTGAGCTAGGCGAAGCGAAAGAGTTTGCGCAGATAGAAGCAATACGGGAGCATAATCCTGATTTAGCAAAGTTCTTAGAAGAGGGGCTGTTTACATGACACTATGGGAAATGATGGGTGGGCCGCAAATAATGCTTATTGCGTATGTAGGGCTAGGGCTACTTGTAATCAATATGTTTCGTACAATACTATACAGTAGAGTAAGGGTCAGACGGGTTGTTATCCATCGGGGTACTGTTGCCCACCGTTCTCGCATTACGCGCATAGAGACGCTTGATAGCGACAACAATGTGATAGCTGTACATGTATTGCGTAGACGGGGCGAGATTGCGATAAACAGAAATGGGCCGCGTCAAAGACGCATGGGTAGCATTTACAAAACCTGAAGTAAAATCCGAGCAAAAACAACTGGCATCTACGAAGCAAAGCGACCTTACCAGTAACATTGCAAGTCAGATAATTAGCACAGGTTCGGGATACACATCATATTCAGCGCGTACTGTGCTCAATATAACGAACATTGGCTATCTCAACAACATTACGGTGTATCGTGGTGTGTCTATTCTTGCGCAAGCGATCGCGGCGTTAGAATGGCAAGTGTTTGAGAAGTACGGCCAGAAGCAGCGCATTGAGGGACACCCATTAGAATTACTGATGGCGCAGCCGAACTATAAGCGTATGCGGGCAAACTTCATGGAACAACTTGTCAGCTATCTCTTGATCGGCGGGCAGGACTATGTCTGGTCAGTGCAAAATGATGCTGTCTCTCCGCCATTGGCTCTCTATAATCTCCGACCCGATCTAGTTCTGCCTGAAGTAAATTTAGATAATCAGATATATAACTATAGATACTACAACAAAGATTATAGTGTGCAATATATGCACCCTATCAGGTTCTTTCATCCTCTCAATGAATTTGTGGGTTTATCTCCTTTGCAGGTTGCAGCGTCGGTAATAGAGCGACAGAACGCAGGTGAAGAATGGAACTTCAATCTCATGTCCAACAGCGCAAGACCGAGCGGCGCTTTTGTCGCTACCACAGACTTGCCTCCCTTGACACGTGGAAAAATGATACAAGAAATACGCAAGAAATACGGTGGTGGGAGGATGACGGCTGGTGTACCTTTATTATTAGAAAATGGGCTGACATACATTCAGTTAGCACTTTCTCCCGTCGATGCCGATTGGTTCAATTCAGACGCTTCGGCAGGGCGGAAGATTTTGGCTGCTCTTGGGGTAGACTCTTTACTTGTCAACGACAAGGAGTATTCAACATACAACAATGTTGCTGAAGCGAAACTAGCAATGTGGGAGTTGACAGGGCTAAACATCTTAGCGCGCTTAGAGGATGAGCTCAATATGTGGTTGCCGCCACTCTACAGTCCTGGCGGTGTTGTTTCAGATGTTGAGTTGAAACTTGATAGGAAGCCTATTGAGTTGCTAAAACAAAACAGACTTGCTGATACAAACATTGTACTGTCACTCTGGAATAATGGCCTTGCGCCATTTAACTCTTGCGCGGCGGAGGTAAATCAGCCGCTTATTGATGATGTTGATGACTTTTATAAGTTCGGTCCAACAACATTTATCAGGCGATCGAATGTCGCCGCATGGCTCGATCAACAAGAAGAGGCGGCTACTGCCGCGATACAAGCTGCTGCTATGAAACCGCCGCCAATGCTTCCGCCCCCACCTGGGCAAGTAGTAGTATCAGATATCACACAGCCGCCATCTAATGCGTTGACGAAGAGGGCCAGCACTCTACCAGAAGAGCAATATGATCTTGCGACAGGCGTCCGTCACATGTGGGCGGGGTTATTGCGGTGATGGACTCTTATACACCAAGACCACGTCTTGATATGGGGCTTATCTCCCATACAAATATGAAGAAAGGCACAAGCCTAGCGGATTGCCAGTGCCGCAGTTGTAAGAAGTGGCGAGCCGAATTATTTGCACAAGGGAAAATCACTGCGCAAGAAGCGGGTATAGCAGATGTGAAAGATGAACCTCTGAGAAACTTCGAGTGAGTTGATAAAAAACAATTGGCTTGTGTTTTGTCTGAATAGTTAGTATACTTACGTTAAGGGGCATAGTTGATTAAAAGGGATTACTCTATTATGCCCGACAAAGTTATAAACATTGATGATGTGCTGCAAGCATTTGCGTCTACCCCTATCCCTGGCTATTCATTTCCTCTTCCGACATTTGCTGTTGATACACTCCCTACCGCTCTAAAAGATGCTGACTTCAACAAAAAGCAGGGCGTTGTGACTGCTTATATGACGGTGTATAACAATGATGATGGAACGCCGTTTATAGACCCGTATAACGATATTGTTTCTCCAGGGGCGTTTACAAAAACAATCCGTGAGTTGGATTATGCGCGCAATAAGAAGAACAATCCCTGGCTAGTCCCTAACCTTTGGCAACATAATAGAGATGAAGTAATAGGTGGCGTAAAAGCCCTTACAGAAGATAGCAGGGGCGTTATCTATGAAACCCAATTTGCGATGGGTATCAAGCGAGCGCAGGATGCGTTTGAATTAGCGGAGATGAAAATGATCGGGTCAAGCTACGGATACGACCCGATACGCTTTGACATACAACGCAACAATATACGCAACTTAAAAGAGAACCGTTTGCGGGAAATCTCTCAGGTCAGTTTTCCTGCAAACGATCTTGCTGATATCATTTCGACAAAACAGGTGTGGGCATGGAGTCATGTCCCGACACAGGCGGCAAAAGTATTTGATAGTATGGCAGCTTCAATAAAGTCAGGTGAGCATGATAAAAGGGCAGCGAGTACTCCTTCTCCTGCCCTTGGGGGGAAGAAACAAAGTGCGCAAGCTAAATCTTCAACATTCTCAGAGATGTGGGATGCGCGACGCATGTCACAGGTGCGTATGCAGTTGTATTCTATGTGCGATATCCTGACATCAAGTATTTTGGGTATAGCTGATGATGATGATGTAAGCAATACATCGTCTGCTATTGCGACAACGATATCTCAGTTCTCTTCAGAGGTAACGGGAAGTTGGCTTGACGACTTTAATGAGGCCGATGTGTCTGAGGATGCATCTGAGAGTAGCGGCGGTAGTTCCTACGATGCTGGTATGGGATATATGCACGCTGATTTATCAATGGTCGCTTTAAAGAAATGTAAAGAACTGACTATAAAGGCGGGCAAGACGCTTTCTGCTGCGAATAAGCAAAAGATATCAGGCTCTATTTCTGCGGTATGGGAAGAGCTACAATCTATACAGAAATGGCTTGACAGTTTAGAACATAATCCCGATGATGATCTTTCATATATAGGGGCAACTACAAGTGACATAGGGAAAAGCACCCAGGCAAGCACCTCTCACAAAGGACAACCTCCCTCTGAGACGCCGCGAACGTCTGCGCCGAATAACCCAACATTGTTTTCATCTGCTGACATACTCAAGCAGGTGACAACCCTTTTTGGGAAATGAGGAGAAATGCCTTTAACACAGGAAGAGTACACCGAGTTTATGAAGACGGTGTACCAGATCAGAGAGCTTTATGATGGCATTGAAAAAGAGATCAAAAGCTTCGGAGAAAAGGGGCAAGAGTCAGAACAAAAACGTTTGGCGATGGAGGTCACGTTGCAGCGCCTTGAGGGCGAGATGCAGAAACCCTCGACAAAGTCTGTACAGAACAATGACTTTGAGGATGACATCCTTGAAACAAAAGGCGTCGATGAAGCGGCACTTAATCGTCGTATGCGCATCATAAAAAAGCGCGATGACGTGAAAGCACTCTCAAATTACTTGCGCAAGGGTTTCGCGGGTTGCACTCCTGAAGAACGCAAACATCTCTATCAAGCATCAGCGTTTGATGCGCCGCCGAATAAAGAGTTCGAGACAAAAGCATCTATCACGACAGGTATCACTGTTTCAGAAGATACGACGGGCGGTATGTTTGCGCCTCCTGAGTTTGTCGCGGAGATCATCAAGAACCTTGTCTTGTATTCGGTTATCAGACCCTACGCAAAAGTGCGCTCAACATCAAACAGATCTGTGCAGATGCCTAAGCGGACATCAACACTCACTACTGCTACATGGGTAGGTGAGCGCGCGGTGCGCACTGATACGACGGGATGGAATTTAGGTAGGCTTGAAATCCCTACAAACGAGATGTACTCTCTCGTACTCATCTCAGAACAAGACTTAGAAGACCCTGCATTTGACGTTGAGACAGAAATCAGAAACGAAATTACCGAGCAGTTCGGGGTTGCTGAAGGGAAAGCGTTTCTCTCAGGCGATGGGTCAATTCAGCCGCAAGGGATACTCACACACCCTCTTATCCCGATTAAGAAATCGGGTGTGTCATCGCTTCCTACTGCTGATACGCTAGTTAACTGTGTATACGACCTTCCTTCTGTATACGCGGGGCGTGCGCAATGGTATATGAACCGTCAAACAGTAGGTATCATCAGACAACTGAAGTACTCAGGCGGTGAAACATCGTATGTCTGGCAGCCTGGCGCTGGCCCCTCTCAAGGCGGTTTGGATAGCGCGCCGAACACAATTATGGGATATCCTTATGTCGAGACTCCTGATATGCCGGTTGCTGCTTCTTCTTCAAACTCTATTCTCTTCGGCGATCTTTCCAGGGCGTATATGATTGTGCAGCGACTTGGGATGACATTCAAACGTCTATCAGAGAGATGGGTTGAAAACTCACAGGTGGGCGTGTACGCCCGACAACGTGTAGGCGGTCAGGTAATACTTCCTGAAGCCCTGAGAATATATCAGTTGGGAACATAAGGAGAGTATTATGGGCGCTACAAGAGAACTCGGACACTTAATCAGGGTAAATCATATACTCGACGCGGGTGTTGTCGCGGCGACGTTTACCAGTACTGCGATTGATACTCAGGGGTGGGAGTCGACAACCTTCATCTGGAATGTTGGCGTGTGGACAGCGGGTACATTTACTCCGTCGCTGACAGAGTGCGCAACATCAGGCGGTACATATACAGCAGTTGATAACACACAGATAGAAGTGTTCCAGGTAGATGCAAATGCGAAGATGCAGCGACTGGGCAATGGTTCAACACTTCCTGTAGTATCGTCTACAGCAACAGATCAAACAGACATTGTGTTTGCATACGTCGGCGGCTACTTACGTTTCTTGAAAGCGGTGCTTACAGGCGCATCTTCGCCATCATGCGGTATGGGGCTTGTGTGTGTGCAATCGCACCCGCGTGAAAGCGTAGGTATTGTCTAAGAGAGGACTCGCGTCTAAGAGAGGACTAACGTCTAGTGAAAATAGTAATGTGCAAGGATACAGCAGTAGCCCCTGACCATATACATTCAGTCATGTGGCTGAAAGACCATGAATTTATGGTGGGAGAGAAAGTTCATGAATTTTGTGTCTCTGCTGACCTTGCGCAGATGCTCTTAGATGATGGGGCTGCTATAGTGGGGTCAGGAGAGATCAGTGAACAACAACAACTAATACAGCGGGAACATAGAGATAACCCTGAAGCAAATAAGATCGAAGCGCCGATAGTCCTTCCTGAGGGATGGGCGAAGAGAAATAGTATACGCACTGTTGATGTGCAAGACTATCTCTTACATGAAAATGACCCTGTTATTGAGCAACCTCTCATAGAGAGGGCATCTGTTGTAGAGATGCCGATTACTACCGCACAACGCGGTAGACCTAGAAAAGAACGAGGCTAAGAAACTCTGTGTTTTTCTTTCCGGCAGGGGATTTTAGCTGAGAGTGCATAACAGCAGAGTGTATGCGTCTCAGCTATCCATCGCCCCAGGAAATGCAAATGATGTATACACTCGCTGTTTTCGCTCAACAAAGTGAAATAAAATGGTAAGTACATTAGCGGAGCGCACTATATGGTAAGTACCTGGACACCATCAAATGTGGTCGTCGTAACTCCGCCATCAAGTGAGAGTTTGGCGACGCAAACAGTGCTTGACTATGTGAGGCAGTCACAATCAGAAGCTTCATTGCTATCTCGTATGGTCACACATACGCGAGTAGACTTGGAGCGGCGATTAGGACGCGCATTATCGCATCAAGTTTTGATGGTGACATATAGATACTTCTTACCGCAAACAGCATTAGTATCGACAATAATACATATGACGTTTCCTCTCTACTTACCGCCCGTAAACAGCGTGAGTTTAGTTGAGGCGATGACGGGGCAAAACACCTGGGTCACGTATGACCCGCAATTCTGGCACTTTCAAGAGAACAAACTAACGATAGATGACATCACAACATTGTATGCAGTAGACAGATATCTCTATATCAGGGTGACATATGATGTTGGTTCTAGCGTACTTGACCCCGCTGATGAGATGATGTGGCTGCAATATGTTGCGCATTACTATGCGTTTCGTGAGGATGATACGATGCCTGAAGGAATTGCTTCAGCGATTATGCGCTCAAAGGTGTGGGAAGATTACTTGTAGTGCGGACGGAGTACCCTGATGGACGGAGTACTTTGAATGGTCAACAAAAAGCGATCAGTAAATACTCCATATGGTTTATTGCCGTCACATACAGTGATGATACGAACACCGCTGATTATGGCGGGTGAACTAAACGCACGTTGTTTGTTGCAAGCGCCGAATACAACCCCGCTACCCTCGGGGAATATTCCTCAAGGATGGACGACAATAGATACGATTTGGGCGTCAATCTATCCGCTACATGGGGCTGTTGTCTATCAGGATGAACAACAGGGGGAAGAGACAACCAACTGGATACGCATACGCTATCGCACAGACGTACACGCGAATATGCGCCTTGTGACAGACGCGGAACAATATGTACTCACAAGGATGCCCCTTGATATAGGGTATAAACATAGTGTCTTGTTGTTGTTTGCGAAGCGTCGCTTGAAAGACACAAGATAGGAGAATAGTCATGGCAAAGAATGGGAATAGCGGCGGGGCAATGGGGCGTATTCCGCCAAGTAAGTCAAACTCTAGCGCAGGGAAACCATCGAATAGTGCGAAAGCGATTACGGGGTCTAAAACTCCTGCTGCAAGCTCAGGCACATCAGCAAAGAATACGGCAAAAGCTGCGGCAACTGTCCCGCAAAGTAAACAACAGGCCGGTGCTGTTGCTCCTGCTTCTAAATCTGGCGGGACGTGGCGCAATGGCGGCAACTCTGGTAGTTCTACGCGCGGCATCCCTGAAGGGTCATCAGGGGTAGTAATACCCGCTAGCAAGGGCATTAGTCAGGCAGACCCGAATATGAGTGCTACTGCGACAGATCAGACGACTGCTGGCCCTGTAGGGTCAGTCCCCATGACACCCAACAGTAATCGCGGCCCGCGTGGCAGACAAACACCAACGACAGGATAAGAATTATGGCACAACCTATTATCAGTATTGAAATGGTCGGGATGCCCGAAGCTCTTCGGCTAGTCGAAGAGTTTCCCTTTAGGGTTGATCGTAAACTAAAGAACATCTTTGTTCGGGCGGCGGAATTTGCGACAGAAGTATGTAAAGAGAATACGCCTGTTGCTGCTGAAGCTAGTTCACATGACCCGATGCCTGGCTTCTTGCGTGATAGCAATGTCCCCTGGTCAAAAGGCGGTAACTTTACGATTGACGCGGGTGTAGCTAACTTAGCTGAATATGCGGCATATGTCTGTTTAGGAACATGGAAGATGCCAGCAAGAGATTTTATGACACCTGGATACATCTATGGGCGCAAATGGCTTTTTATGGAGTTGCAAGCATTGAAGGCGTCCTTGAAAGACAATATGTGATCGTCATGTTTGTAATAGAAGATATCAGGGCAACACTGTATACCATTCTCTCAGTAGATGCGCTGTTACAAACACATGGGCTGTTGGGTGTCTATCAGTCACAAGCAAAGGATGATGCACAATTCCCATATATCGTAATAGGGGATGGGATGACTCAGGGAGCGGTAACATCTTGGGACACAATGCCAAGAAAGTTTGGGTTTGATGTGCGTTTGATGATAAATATATGGGACTTGCTACTCAATGGAGATACATATTTATATCTCATAGAGGATGTATATCGGCTGCTGCATCACCCTATCGATGAATTACCATTGACTGCGTATCATTCTGTTGATTGTTACTGTGAGTGGATGACAAATGTACCGCTTCCGAGAGAGCGCGTCAGAAACATTCCCATCAGGTTGCGTTTACTACAGCAAAGTTAGGAGAGGATAATGGCAAAAGGTATGGGCTTTAATGCTGCTGCTGCTTCTGTAGCGTCTAAGGGCGGCTATTCTAAGCAAACGGCGGCAAAGATTGTAGCATCTTCTACAAGAAATGCATCACCTGCCGCGAAGAAAGCAAATCCTAATCTCAAAAAGGTTAAAGGGAAAGCATCAACAAAAAATCCTCCTAGTACGTGATGCACTACGTTAACATGAGAGGAATAGCAAATACTGTAAGACGATATAGCGGTTTCCTGGGGCGCAATTAGGGGCGGTCAGGAGCCTGTAAATGGCTGCATTAGCGGGAGTAGGCGGTTCTGTTGTCCAGGGGGCAAATACGATTGCGAATGTCCATGAATGGAATGTCGATATCGGCGGTGACGCGGTTGATGTGACGCCGTTCGGCGCTGCGTCATCGTGGCGTGCTCATCTAGGGACAGTGAAGAAATGGTCAGCAAAATGTAATTGTTACCACGATGTCACTGACACCAATGGTCAGCAGATATTAAACGCAGGTATTCTCTCGACGTTTACCATGAAGTTTTATATCAATGCGACAAACTACTGGTCAGGGTCAGGAATACTTATCGCAATTGTCCCGAAAGTGACAGCGACAGGTGTGGTAACACTTGAATATAGTTTTCAGGGAACTGGCCCCTGTACTCTAACTTAAACATAGTGTAAAGCTAGAATAAGGGAGGGCACAGAAATGGCAGCAATACAAGGCGTTCTTGGAGACATCTGGCTTACAGCATCGCCATCGGTACAACAAACATCTGTTGAGGCGATGAATGACTCCGGCGATCATATCAACTACAATGCGGCAACTCATAAGTACTGGGACTTTTCGCACGTCATTGTGTTTGAGCAATCAGCCAATGGTTCGACAGGCTGGACAACAATCAATAACACAGGTAGTGATGCATACTACTTTAACTATTGCGGTGGGTTGTTAGTATTTACTGTCGCGCGTACGCCTGGTGTCAACAACTTTATTCGCATACAGGCAAATGCGGGTTGGTATCTGACAGCAACACAACTCACAGATATGCATGAGTGGAATTTAGACCTTGGCGGTGATACTGTTGATACAACATCATTTCAAGCTCCGTCAAACTTTCGCGTGCATACAGCGACACTCAAGAAAGCAACAGCAAAGTGTAACGGCTATCGTACTGATGGAACATTACTTGCTGATCTGAATAACTTACAGATATTAGTACTCTATGCTAACAGGTCAGCAAATGTGAGATGGGAGATGTATGCGTGGTGTACGGCGGTTGTACCGAAAGTCACCGTTGCAGGTGTGGTGACGCAAGAAGCGTCTTTTGCGATACAAGGACAAGTGTACTATTATACCTCTTAATGTAAGACAGCGTACTATGGTGGGGCGAAGCGACGATAAGGGGCAAGCTATCTATGAACCCTGAAGACGAAGATATCACACTAGAAAACATCGAAGTCGGACAAACGGAGATGCCTGACGACATGAGCATGAATGGGGTGGCAGTACCTCCCGCACCTCCCGTAGAATATCGAGACTTTGGGTTAGATACAAAGGCGATACGCGGGCATATCTTTAATGCTGACGATATCAAAGAAGAATTGATGGATATTCCTGAGTGGCGCACAAAGGTATTGTTGAGAGGGCTGACAGGAAGGCAGCGGTCAATGGTGATGAAGGCGATGATGGGTGCGAATATGGAACCGGACGTAGATAAGATGTATTCTATGATGGTTGTGTTTGGAGTACGAAATCCTAACAATGGCGAACTGGTCTTTTCACCTGCTGATAGAGAGAACCTGATGATGCAAAAGTCAGCGGGCGTGATAGAGCGCATCTCTATCGCAGTTTCAAAACTTTCAGGCCTTGAACAGGCAACACAGGTACAAATGGCAAAAAACTAGAGCAGGGCGAGCGCCGACTGTATTTTGAGATTGCACTCGCCCTCGGCATGTCCCTATCTCAAGTGCTTGATATGCCGTCTTTTGAAATCTCTGAATGGCGACTTTTCCTGTTGATGAAGCAACAGGAAGAAAAAGATGCTTATGATAATGCGCGCTAGTTTAGATTAGATAGGAGGATACAGCAATAGAAATAGCGAGTATCCTCTTTTCATTTAGAGCATCATATGCTGCGGTAACAAGCGCGGTAAATGCTATCATTGGCTCTCTAGGCGCTACTGAGGGCGCTGTTGCTAGTGCTGGTAGAGCATTTGCGGCGTTCTCTCTTATCGCTGTAGCGGCGGTAGCAGCTATTGCCGTGGGACTTGGAGTTATTGCGGTAAAAGCGGCCGGTGATTTTCAACAAGGGATGATTAGGCTCGTTACAGGCGCGGGTGATGTTACTGACAATATGAAGCAGATGGGTTCTGCTATTTTAGCTGTCTCGGCTGATACAGGGGTGCTGACAGGGCCACTATTAACAGCCATGTATAACATTATTTCGGCAGGTCAGCGTGGCGCTGAGGCCCAAAACACGCTCGCTGTGGCGGCAAAAGGGGCTGTCATAGAACAAGCGAATGTCGTGGACGTGGCGAAAGCTCTGGCTACGGCAATGACAGACTATGGTACAAAGCAGTATAACGCTACGCAGTACATGAATGGATTTATCGCGGCTGTCGCGCATGGAAGGCTAAGCCTTGAGGAGATAGCATCGGCGCTTGGCCCTATACTCCCGTATATGCAAGAATTTGGCGTGCGCTTTGTTGATGCCGCATCTGCTATGGCTACTATGACCAATGCGGGTCTTGACGCATCTGTAGCGGCTACGTCGCTGCGCTTTATGATACAAAGTTTGATCGTCCCAACAACTTCAGCGTCAAAAGAAATGCTCAAACTTGGGCTAGACTCAACAGTGTTAGCGAACACGATTAAGAAGTCTCTCCCCGATGCTTTGCAGCTAGTTTATGATGCAGCATTAAAAGCTGGCCCATACATGTCAAAACCGTTTGATGACGCGGTTTCTTTGATGATCGGCGGTCAGCGTTCTCTCCGCGCATTCCTTGATCTTACCGGTACGCATATGAAGGCTTTCAGGGAAACAGTTGCGAGCGTTATAGAAAAGATGACCGGCAGCAAAGGTTCGGTTCTTGGGTGGGAAGTAGCACTACAGGGCCTGAATATGCAAGCGGCCCGTACTTGGGCGGCATTACAAGCTCTTGGCATTATTGTTGGCTTGCAGATTATCCCTCATCTCTCAAAGGCTACGGGAGGGGTACATGATGCTATTGTAGCTTTTGGGCAATGGGTAGATAAAACACAGATAATTGATCGTGCCATGACAGCATTAGAAGGTATTCTTGGAAAGATCAGTGGGTTTCTTTCTCCGCTTGCGAAATCATTCAGCGCATGGGCGACGACTATGACAACTGCTGGCGGCGCCGCGACATGGCTAAAGAATAATTTGCAGATTGTCGTCCCAATAATAGGGACGATTGCTATTGCGTTATTATCCTGGCTTATTCCTGCTATGTGGTCATTAGCTGGCGCGGTCATTGCTGCTACGTGGCCGCTTCTTGCTATAGGTGCGGCTATCGCAGTCGCATGGTATGCATTTATGAAACTGTATACCGCTTTTCCTCAAGTACGCCAGGGTGTTGAAAATGTGCGCGTAGCATTCATGACGTTTATCGCCTGGGTAGGGGCGAACTTCGGACCGATATTTAACAATATCGTGAAGACAGTGCAACACTTTGCGAGTGTGTTAGATGCGAATATTGTGCCTGCTCTACAGAACTTCGCGCATTGGTGTCAACAAGCAGGGCAATGGATGCAGCAGCATCTTGGCCCACCCATGATGCAGATATGGGGCTTTCTTGTTGCGAACTTCCTCCCTGTGTGGCGGCAACTTGTAGCGATGTGGAAAAGCGACTTGCAACCCGCGCTAAATACGATAGGGCAAGAACTTGTGAAACTTGCGCCTGTCTTAAAGATGGTGGGCGGTATTGTCGGTGTCGTAGCGGCAATCATAGGCGTTGTGTTGGTAATGGCTATAATAGCTGTTGTTATTGCTTTGGCGGCTATTATCAAGGGAATAGCTGGTTTTCTATCTGGTTTGATTGTTATTATTGGCGGCATAGGAAAGTTTGTTGCAGGGGTTGTACAACTTATATCTGGTTTTCTTAATCTTATCCTTGATTTATTTACGGGAAATTTTGGGAAACTTGGCGCTGATCTGCAAACTATGTGGAATGGTATCGTCAACATATTCCAGGGCGCATGGCAAATTATTGTTGGTCTCTTTCAAATGGCATGGTTCACTATCACAGGAATAGTAACGGGATTTGTTGATGGGGTGAAGGGGGTGTTTCAAGCCTTGTCAGATGCGCTTGTAGGACATTCTATTATCCCAGATATGATAAATGCTATTATAAACTTCTTTATGACACTCCCTGGTAGAGTGGGAGCGGCCATTATGAGTATGGTTAACTATGCTATAGGGTATTTTAATAATATGCGCGCGAGGCTATCAATAGAAGCAGTGCTTATTGTAAGTGCGATAGTTACGACTCTTAGTCAGCTTATAGGCAGAGTGGGACAAATATTTAATAACGTAAAAACGACTGCGTTGAGTATCCTTAACGGGTTAGTAAGCTCGGTTGCAACTGCTGGCGCGAATATCATGCATGCTTTCGCGAATAGCATTACTGCTGGCATAAGTTGGGTAACAGGCGCATTTAATAACGCGGTAACGGCTATACGTAATTTACTTCCACACTCCCCCGCGAAAGAAGGGCCACTTATGGATTTAGATAAGACTGGCCCCGCATTAGTCAATACAATAGCGACAGGGATTGTGCGCTCAGCGCCAGCGTTAAATGCTGCATTGGTATCACTCTTAAAGCCTATGGATGTGATGTTGAAAACACCAAACATGGCGTTTCCTGGGCATCAGACCGTCCCTACTGGAACATATAACAACAACATGCAGCGCGGGGAGCAAAATATTTACTTGCAGATAGATGGGCGCACCCTTGCTCAAGCTCTTGGCGGTTACATGATAGACAATCTCAGACTAAACTTAAACCTAAAATGAGGAATAGATGACGGTCTTATATGGCTCCGCTGTAGCAGATAGCGGGTTGACAACCGCATGTGATATGTCAACAAGTACTGGCGGTGCGGAGACAAGTAGAACCACGACAACAACAGGCTCCAATGTCTATGCTGAAGTGCTATCACAAGGCGGCACATCCGCGACAGTTACTTCTATACCCGCTACCCCAACAGGACATGGATGGGTATTTACACCAGGAGCAGGAAGTTTCGCGGCTGCGAACTGGCAAGCATCTTTCACCATGTCTGTCGCGTTTCAGAGTGCGACAACAAACCTCACCCTACGCTTCTTCACGCTGATAGGCGGTGTGTATACACATATTGCTGACATCGTCACGAATGTCACTGCCACCGCAAAAACGACCTGGACTTCTCCTGCTACTGCTTTCCCTTTACAGTCATTTGCTACAACTGACCAACTGTATATTGATGCGTGGTGGCATGACTCAAGCACGAACGCGGGCGGCGATAACCCTGTTTTCTATCTTTCTAACTCAGCATCCTTTGGCGTTGCTTCAGATTTGCAGGTGACAACAAGCGCGTTCACCAGTACAGGTATTGCTTTAGCAGCTACAATGAGTGGCGTAGGAACGCTTACCGCGCCACTTTTGCTCAATACAGTGGCACTGACAGCTACTATGTCAGGAGTGGGTACGTTATCAGCGGCATTGGTATCGGCTTTTGTTCCATATACAGGGTTACGGGTACAAATAAATAGCGCAATCGTAGACATATTACTGCAACAGATACCGCTAACATTTGGGGATGATGTAAGCCAGCGGTCAACATGTAGTTTTGGTGTGAGCGACAGCGTTGGGATGACGCTATCTGAGAATATGACCATCACTATTGATGATGGCGAGCTTGGAAATAAATTTACTGGTTTCATTGATAGAATAGAACGTATGCCAATTTCAGGCAGCAATCCCCTCACGACATTTTTTCTCATCGTTGGGAAAGATAATGCGTATCTTGTTGATAAGCTGGTATACACAGGCGATGAGTTTACCGCGACTAATGCGGGTGATGCTGTTGTGCGTATGCATGCGCAACAGTTGAAAGCAGAGGGCATCACTGCGAGTTATCTCCAGGAAGCGAACGTAGATAGAGCTTCATGGAGCAATGGGTCACTGATAAACGCTTCGGCCAACACAGGGAAATTAACGCTCGCGCCAAGCGGCGCATCAGCTTCTTACATCTATCCTGATACGACTTCTTTCAACGAGGATGGCGCGACATTCTCTAATTGCGCGTTTACCGGTTCTATTGTCGCGCTCACAGGTACGACGCCGATAACAAGAGATTGGAATAATGGCTCTATTTCAGGGCAGACATTGTATGACAATGGTACAGGGTCACAATCGGTATCAAGCGGCATCTATCGTATTTATCAAGACGATGCGCTGAAATCCTCAAATGTGCGCTTTGACTTCGCGGGGCAGGTTGCCGATTTTATCATAGATTGTGATCTTATGATAACAGGTACGCATATGCGCGCGGCTATCATTTACAGGACTACTTATTGGTCTTCGGCGGATAATAGCTATGCATATATCTTGCAGATAAAAGGCGACCCTGGCACAGTAATGATACATCGCGCCAGTAACAGCTCTAATACAAGCAGTTCTACGGAGTTGTGGAGCGCGACGACTACGGTCATCACAAATACGTGGTATCATGTGCGCCTTGTCGTTGTCGGCGGTACGCATACTGTCTACTGGAACAATTCATCAACCGCGCTTGGCAGCACGACGGATACAAAGTTTTTGTCAGCGGGGTATGTCGGCGCACGTGCGTATAACAATCATAATAGTAGCGGGTCTCCGTCAAAGTTTGATAATTTTGTGATGGTTCCCTACACACAGCCCGCTGTATGGACAAGCGCATCACATTCTATCAGTGCTGTCGGGGCAGCGGGCGGCTCACAAATATCATGGGGGCCAGATAGTAGCGGCGGCGCGGAAACACTCGCTGTATCAACGTCTATAAACGGGGGTTCTACATGGCAAGCATGTTCTAATGGCGGGACTATCCCTGGCATTACTACGGGCATGAATGTCTCGGGCTTGAGCGTAAAGGTGAAAGCATCATTCTCCACATCAGATTTGACGCAACTACCGGTGTTATCAAGTCTGGTATGGAATGTCGTACAGCAGTATGCGAGTGCGGGTTCAAGAACGAGTCAGACACTTATACCAGTATCATCTCCATATGTTGCGCGGGCGTTCGGCGGCACTGTTCCTCTTCCCGCTGGAAATAATATCCCCTATTTGGGCGGCGCATCAATAAGTTGGAAGCAAGAAACGCCACTTGGCTCTAGCGTGAATGTGAATGTGTCAACTGATAGAGGGAATACATGGGATGCGTTAGCATCAGGTGATGATTTACCTGGCCTTATCAGTGAGCAATTAGCGATAGTTGATAACTATAGTGTTGACTCTTCACAAGATTACTCAACGGTATTTTGGGGGAATGTTCCGCGTATATTTGGCGGCACAGTAGCTTTATACGGTGGTTTGCCTGTAGTAATGTCGATAGATACGGTCAATCATCGTTTAGCTCTCACAGGAGGGCAAAATGCAGCAGTACTATGGAATAAAGTAGATACTGCTGATGGGGATATATATTGTGTTGTAGGGCAGAGCAATAATAGCGGTATCGTTTTTCGTTATATCGACATAAACAACTATTATCAGGCACATGTGATTGATAGCGCGGGCGTCGGCACTCCGCAAACGCTGTTTATAAACAAGCGGGTAAACGCGGTTACTACGCAGATTGTCGCCCCTATAGCGATTAATTTTATACGCGGTGCATATCATACATTGCATGTGTCATTCTTTGGGCCGCTGATTACCTGCTTTTGGGATGGCGTACAGGTTGCTCAAGTAGCTGATACTGATATAACAAGCGTTGGGAATATTGGATATCTCAATGATGGAGGCATTGCTTACTGGTATAACATCTTAGCACGTGAGGCTGGTTCCCCTCTCAGCGGCGTCGGTATACAAACTCAGGTAAATTTAAGTACGACTGATGCAACACAAACGCCGATTGTCAGCGACTTTTTCTTAACAGTACGCGCGCCTGGAATTGATACGGGGAGCTTATCATCAACAAGTGGCAGTAAAAATACCAAGATGTGTGATGGGATGTTATCTGATTTTGCTACGCAGAGTGACTTGTGGTGGAACATAAACGAGTTACGCGGGCTACTCTTTACAACAGTGACAAGAAACCCATCGCCCATTGTTATATCTTCGGCTAATGGCGATATTCTCATGGCAAGACAGCCGACAGTTATTTACAACACTCCTCTCTATAGAAATAGACAATTTATCACTGACGCAATTGATACTATCCCCGTCAGTGATATACGCAAGGGAGATGGTACAACAACAACGTGGAATTTGAGGTATCCTGTCTATGGGAAACCGACGATGCTACTAAATGGGGCAATTGTAACCGTTGGCGAGTTGGGCGTGGAACATGGGAAAAACTTCTACTTTACAACAGGTTCTCCTAGTATTATTCAGGACGCAACGAATACGGTGCTGTTATCAACAGATATACTGACAATCTCATATAACGGCGGTATTGACTATACGGCTATCGCGAATGATGTCGCCCAACAGCAACTCATCGCATCGTTAGATCATTCTAGCGGCATTATCGCTACGACAGAAAGCGGCAAGGGCACGCTTCAGGCAGTGCCGCTTATGCGGGTTGATGCTGACGCGCTTGCTCAGGCAAGACTCACACAGTATGCGAAGTTAGCGACAGCATTCCAATTCAGTACGTTGCGTGAAGGTTTAGCTGCTGGTCAGTATCTTACGGTATTCTTCCCTGAAGGCAAGATAATTAATCATCAGTATTTCATCACTGGTATACAAGCATCAACAATGTTGAAAAGCGATGGCGGTATATTGTATACCTATGATGTAAGTTGCACAGATGGGGCTATCATAGGCTCATGGCATAAGTTTTTTAATTACTTTAAGAAAAGGTGAGAATAATGACCCTTATACCGGTAGATTTGACGCATATACAACAAGTGGTACTCAGCGATGCGCAACAACTGAAAGCGACGCTCTCATGGATACGAGAGCGCAATTCAGCATATAGCCATCAAATGACGGTAGCGAATATGAACGCGGCAGCTATTGGTGTGGGCGATCAGAATGCTATCTTGAACCTCGCCTATGACTTCGCGCGATTAGAAGACTTTATGACGGGTACGTTACCAGGGGTTGCTGCTGATGTGCGTGTTGATATTGCGAATGTAATTGGAGTATTGTAATGTCAGGGAAATCTTCGTACCTTGAAGACCAACTCCTAAACTGGATGAAGGGGACAACGTTTGTTGCGCCGACAACAAATGTCTATGTCGCATTATTCACAACAGCGCCCGCTGATGATGGTACTGGCTATGTAGAAGTGTCTGGCGGCTCGTATGCGCGTGTAGCGATGGCACGCTCATCTTCATGGTCTGCGATCACAGGCGGGACAGCCCCGCATCAAATAAGCAATAATGGCGTCATTACGTTCCCCACAGCTACAGCGAACTGGGGAACGGTTATTTCTGTAGGCACCTTTGATATAGCGACACTTGGGTCAGGCAATCTTTTGTATTGGCAGACAATCAGCGGACAAACGATCAACACAGGCGTCGTAGCGAGTTTCGCTATCGGGACGCTTGTTGTATCTGAAGACTAAAAGCTCGTCTATACTAGCGTTGATTATACGCGTTTCTGGCGGCTTTGTAGACAAAAGGCTAAAAGATAGCTTATAATTGTTTTAGAGCTGTTGTTGGGCACTACAACAACGCTACGGGGCATTGAAAACGGGGCATGAAGGCAAAGGTGAAACTTTGGCAGATTATGCTCTTTTTAATGTCCAGTACAATACAAACACCGACGCATCCCCTACATGGACAGGTACGGCTATCGCTTTTGGCGGCTCGGGTAACGGCGCGAATGAGTTTCGCTTCTCAGATACAGGCGCGGGTGCGACAACTACTACCCCTTCAGCATCCTGGCCTTTAGTCCCGCGACCGCTTTCTGGTACGGCTGCGATGCGTCAACTATGGATGTTCACAACAGACGCGGTAGGGCTTCAGGTAGCTACTTATGATGGCACAAATGCGAAGGCGAACGTCTTGCGCCTTAATCAGCCCAACACGGATGGTACATTTGCGGCAGCCCCTCGATGGTCAGCTTTCTCATCTTCGGCTCTTACAACCCCTTCCCCTGGCACACAGACACCATCAGTAACAGATGGGCGCAACTTTATCAACGGCGCAAACCCTGATACGGGAACATCACCTATTCTCAGTTATCTCTATGGAAATGGTTACGGGTCAGGCATGACGAACGCGGGAACACAGGAAACACCCTCAGCCGGTTCTGTGGGAACACTTACTATCGCTACACATTCTGCTGTAGGGGC